GACTCTACCAAAGCGCGCACAAAGAGGAGCCGACGGATAAAAAGGTGAGCGTAAGCTTTGAAGACGGCGTAAGCATGAGCTACGATACGGCTAGCTCGACTCTTGAAATTTCGGCGCCGAAGCAAATAAACATAACTTGCGGCCAGCTGAATTTAAAAGGCGACTTGGAAATAGGCGGCAGCATCCACGCTACGGGGCACATCATAGACGAGGGCGGCAATACTCCGCACCACTCGCACTAGGAGATGAGTATGAGATATCTTATGACTATAGAAGAGAGCATAAAAGACATCTTGCTTACGCCCCTTGGTTCGCGGGTTATGTTGCCGGAATACGGCAGTCGCTTGTTCGAGCTAATAGACCGCAAGGTAGACGACGAGTTTAGGGCCGATCTTGCTTGCTACGTCATAGAGGCCGTAGAAAGATGGGAAAAAAGAGTGAAGATAGATGAAGTAAAGCTAATAAGCCTAAAAGACCATAGGCTAAATTTTAAGATCGTTCTAATTAGCGGCGACGAGATAGGGATAGAGCTATGAGCTTTTTAAAAAATTTACCGTATCCGGACGTGATCGAAGAGCTTAACTACGACGAGCTTTTAAAGGGCGTTAAAGAGCTTTTTAAAAGCTATTTAACGGACAAGGAGATCGCGCTACTTGAGAGCGACAACTACTCCGCCCTGCTCGAAACGCTGGCTTGCCGCGAGCTGCTTTTGCGAGCCAGAATCAATAGCAGCGTAAAAGCCATGTTGCTGCCTTTTTCAAGCGGAAGCGATCTTGATAATATCGTAGCGATATACGGCATAGAGCGGCTAAAAGGAGAAAAGCCGACGGCCGGTATCGAGCTTTCGCTTTCAACCCATAGGGATGCGGATACGATAATTCCGGCCGGAAGCGTTTTAGTTAGCGACAACGGCGACGTCGCCTACGTCAAAGAAACGGCGATCGTCAAAAAAGGAGAACTAAAAACTACGGCCGTATCGGTGCTTGATAAATTTATAAAATCAAGCCCCGTAAAGTGCGAATATATCCAAACGCCTTTCCCTTTCGTGTTGAAAGCAAAGCAACTAAGCGATTTTAGCGGTGGCGCAGAGGTAGAAAGCGACGAAAGACTAAGGGAAAGAGCGGTACTTTCTCTTGAAAGATTTAGCACTGCAGGAAGCGCAAAGGCCTACGTCTATCACGTTTTAAGCGCGAATTCAAAGGTAATAGAGTGCAGCGTTAATAACGGCGGGCCGGGAGTAGTTCAAATTTATCTAAAAAGTTCAGATATGAGCGAGGATACGCGCGCTAGCGTAGCGGAGTATTTAAGCGGCGAGAAAGTGAGGCCATTTACCGACAAGGTAGTAGTCAAAAACGCCCGAATCAAAGACATAGAAATCAAAGCGACGCTGGAGCTTACCGACATGTTTTTGCAAGATATTATAGACAAAGAAATAAAAGCATCTAGAAAAAGTCTAAAACTAGGCGAAGACCTAAATTTGAGCTATATCTACTCTATGTTACATAAAAATGGAGTGTACCGCGTAAATTTAGCCGCTCCGACTGCAGATACCAAAGTAGACGAGGATAGCTTTGTCAGAATAAGCTTTAACCTATCGTATGCAAAGGCAGAACTATGACGATGCTTCCCGGACACAAAAGCAAATTTGATAAGAAATTTGACGAGTTTTTTGATGTCAGGCTTAATGAGCTCGACCTTGGCTCAATAAACATCTTGGCTACTTCTTGTCCGACGCCTCTTTTACCTATCTTAGCCGATAGCTTTGATGTGGATATAGACGGACTTGGCGAAGATTCAGCTAGAAAACTCATTAAAAATGCCTTTGAGATACATTATTACTCGGGCACCCTTTATAGCCTAAACAAAGCATTGCGCTCGTTTTATGCTGATATTAGGATTCTTGAGTGGTTTAGCTACGGCGGCGAGCCTTATCACTTTAAGGTCGAAATAGATCTCAAAGATGACGGCACGGACGAGACGAGATACAAAAAGCTCGATACCGTCGTGCAACGCTATAAAAACGTCCGCAGCGTTTTTAAAGGATTTAACCTAATTAGGAACGCAAGAAGCGAAGTTTATCTTGGGGCAAATGCCGCAGATATGGAAAAAATGGAGATTTTCCCGGTCCAATCGCCGGGAATGGCGTCAAGCGCGCCGGTTAATACGAGCGCGGCTTATGCTCAAAGCGAGCAAGTTAGCGTTTATCCCTATAAAGTTAGAGATATTGGCTTAAATTTAGAGCGTTTTGCAGCGATAGTTTGCGAATTTATCGAGGACGTAAATTTACCGCCGATGCAAAGCAAGAACCTAAGCACGCAATCAACCCCCGCAAGATTTAGCGGCGGCGCGGTAACGATAGACGAAGTAATCAAAATTTAGACAAAGGAGAAAAAGTGTCATACGCAACAATAATCACAAAACTAGGCAAAGCGGCGATCTCAAAGGCTATCGCCGATAAAGTGCAAATCAGCCTCACGAAAATGGGCGTGGGCCAAAGCAAAGATGTCATAAGCGACGAGTGGGAGACATTGCCCGAGGAGGCGCAAAAATTTAGCATTAGCGATATTAGAGTCAAAGAGGATGATGCAAATATAGTCATAGTTCAGGGCATACTTGAGGCTAGCGTGGGCGGATTTGTTATCAGGCAGGTAGGCATTTACGGAGCGGACGATAAGCTTTTTGCCGTCGCAAACGTGCCCGAGACGATCAAGCCGCGTTTAAGCGAGGGTGCGGCGAAAGACCTAACGATAAACTTTTATATCGCCCTAAGCGATACCGGCGTTATAAATTTGACCGTCGAAGAAAGCTCTAAATTTGCATCCCGCCGATACGTCGATACTAAATTTGACGCCGCTTTGGTAGAGACTAAGGCAAACGAGCTTTATGCGCCAAAGACGCACAATCACGATGAGGTTTACCTGAAAATAGAGGATTTTGAAAAATACAAAAATCAAAAAAGCGCCGAAGAAGGCGAGTTTTTGAATAAATTTATCAAAGATCCGATAAACGAAAAATGGACGCAAAAGATGTTTTGTCAAGGCGATATAACCATTTATCCGCTGACTACAAATTTAATATGCTTTGGCAATAGGCGTATGATATGTAAAAAAGAAACCAGCGATATTAGCCCGGATAAATTCGTATTTAATAATATAGTTCCTTATATGAGCTCTTTTATTAAAATGCCGCAACCCCCTAAGGAAGATTCGTCGACAAAGTTCTCGCTTTTGTATAGAACAAAAACGGAGGCGTATTTTAAATTGGATACAGGACTTTATAAATACGATATAGCAAATAATGCCTGGCAAAGGCTAAGACTAAATTTTTCTAATCCTAGCTTTGACAGGATTAGATATATAAATCCTAAATTTCCTTTATTAAGAGGCCATGTTAGCAACTTTTTTATGGCTGGAATAGATAATGCCGGGCAAACAAATGAGCCAGGCGGGTATCGGTATAGCGTGGTAATAGAGGACTTTGTATTGCACTTTTACAGTGATAAAGTAAAAGCTTTTAAAGTAGATTCACAAGTAAATTTTACTCCAGTAGATATTTCTCAAGTTCCCTATAATGAATTCGCGTTTGAAAGTGGATCAACATTAGCAGTAGGGTCAATTCTGCCAGGAGGATCATATACAAAAGGGAACGAGCATTATTATTTTGATTTGGGGTCAAATAGGCTTTTTAAAAACAAAGATCAATTAGATATACCTTTGATACCTATTGCTGACTTGCAAGAGATCACGGATATTGCCGACGGAACTAGATATTTAATGCGCAAACGACGAGATGTTAACAAGGGGATATACACTGATTTATTTGATATGATTGACGGTAAAAAGCCGATAAGGCTTCCGGTTTACATTATCTATGCGGAAGAGTTAGAAAACGGGCTAAAGATAGATTTTTTAAGTAAAGCTGAAGATATAAATAATAAAACATTCTATGAAACAACCATCCCTTACGAAGAGCTAAAGGGGCTAAAATGAACCCCACCCTAAAACAATGGCTAACGGTAGCTAGAAACTTTGCAATAGAGCTTCCGCTTGAGATACTCGCCTTTTTCGTAGTGCCGATCGCGCTACTCTTTATAAAAGAAAGTGACGACCATCTACCGCGCTGCTTTCGATGGTTTGAGGATGCGGACGATTTTTACGACGGGCAAAGCGCGGCCATAAACGGTGACGGCGGCTGGAGACGGGATCACCTCCCCCCGCCCCAACACCGCCCGCC